AATATTTAAGCACTACAATAACAAGAATATAGTAGGGGGTTTTGATGCTAGGAATAAAGTAGATGCAAGACTTGAAATAAACAACAAGCCTTTTAGAGAGGGTAAGATAAAACTAGAGGGAGTAAATCTAAAAAATGGTATTACAGATTCTTACAAGATTACATTCTTTGGTAATACAGTAAACCTTAAAGATGTACTAACAGATGAGAAACTAGAGACCTTAGATTGGCTAGATAATTTCTCACTAGAGTATTCAGCAGATGAGGTAAGAGGTTGCTTAGAGAGTGGTAAGGATTTCTCATTTAGTGAGCAAGTATATCCTAAGGCTATTGTCGCTCCTTTAATTACAAACACTACACGCTTATTCTATGATAGTGCAGAAAAATATGAGGCATATCCTAATGCACTAGGAGGTAATTTATATGATGGTGGTTCTTATAACCCTACTACAGAACCTGCAGACCATTCAGGAGTCTACTTTGAGGAATTAAAATACGCTATAAGAATACACTTAATAGTAAAAGCAATACAAGAGGAGTTTGGCTTAGTATTCTCAAAGGACTTTTTTAATGAAAGTAACACAGAGTACTATGACCTTTATATGTGGCTACACAGAGACAAAGGTAGATCTTTTGAGGGAGATACAGTTACAACATTAGTAAAGACATTTGAACCTGAGACAATCACAGGAGTAAACTTATTACAAGACAAATTATTAGTATTTGGTAATGTAGGTTTTAATGCTAACATAAATTACTCTTTAAACATAACTACAAGCGTACCTGCTACATTTAAAGTTACTATAAAAAAAGATGGTGTAAATTATAAGTCTACAAACGTAGAAAATGCAAGTCAGGTTACTTTATCAGGGTTGTTACAAAGCAGTTCTACAGGTTACAAAGTATATGTAGAGAGTGATGAGATATTTACATTTACTGCTACTTGGACAGTAAGCAATAGTTTTGATGGTACTAGTTTTACATCATCAGCTACTAATGTATCTATGAATACTGTTAGGCAGTTTATCATTACAGAGCAAGTGCCTAATATGAAAATAATAGACTTTCTTACAGGTCTGTTTAATACGTTTAATCTGACTGCCTATGAGAAAGATGGAACTATATACATAGACACCTTAGATAGTTACTATGATTCATCTAGCAATATATGGGCAATAGATGAGTTTGTAAATACAGACCAAGAGGTGGTAGATAATGCTATACCATTTAGCGAAGTAGAATTTAAATTCAAAGGAGACAAAACATTCCTAGCTAAGAAGCATACTAATCAATTCTCTCAAGAGTGGGGAGAGTTAAGATATACCTCAACAGATGGCTATTATGATGCCTCTCCAAATGTTTATAAGATAGAAGTGCCTTTTGAGCATATGAAGTTTGAGAGGTTATTAGACAACTCTGACAAGTCTAACACTAGCGTTCAGTATGGATGGTTTGTAGATGACAATACAGATACTTATGTAGGAGACCCTTTGTTGTTTTATCCTATTCAAAACTCAGGTACTGACATACGATTCTTAAATGATGAGACATACCAAGATGCTAATAGTAAAAGCACGGTAGAAAATTACTACATAGCAGCTAATAGTTTATCACTAGACCCTAGTATAAGTAGAATGAATCTAAACTTTTACTTACAAGCTAGTGAGTACACATTTACAATAGGTTTTGATGATACACTATTTAAAAAATATTACTCAAGATATATAGACAATATATTTGATTATAGAAACAGACTTACAAAAGTAAATGCTTTCTTACCTCTTAATTTCTTACTAAAATATCAGCTAAATGATAAAATAAGATTCAGAGGAAATTACTATAAAATAAACTCTATATCCTCAGACTTAATTACAGGGCAAGCAGATATAGAATTAATAAATGATTATGAGTTTGTAGAAACATCTGCTCCTGATGGTGGAGAAGGTTCAGGAGGTAACATACCTTTACCTAGCGATGGGGATTTGCCTTGTCCATTGGCAGACACTACATTTTGGTCAGCAGATAGTATTGATGTAACAGTAGATAGAGATTGTTCAGAGCCTATACCTGAACCTGAGCCTGAACCAATACCTTGTGTATTAAAGTCTTTTAGTGCAAGTAATACAACTTCATCAGATGGTTTAGCTTGTGCTTCTAGTGGAACAAGGACACTATATCATAGTGGTTCTACTACATATCCTCAGATAGGAGATAGAATACACGCAGACAATAACTGTGAGACTTTTATAGGAGATGGATTCTTAAAAGTAATAGACGAGAACACTACAATACAAACAGAGAGAACTGCACCTCAGCTTTATTCAGTAGTGATTGCTAAGTCAAGTTGTGTTACAGATTTCTTACCTACAGTAGTTACAAATTCTGCAACTGCAGATGATGATTCAGCTACTCTATCAGGAGCGGTTACAAACGTAGGGCAACAACCCTACACAGTAAGAGGTTTTTATTATATTTTAGGTACAGGTTCTCCTTTAAGTGGAACAAGAGTAGAAGTAAGCGGAACAGATATAAATACATTTACGGCTAATATTACAGGATTAACAACAGGAGAAACATATTCGGTTGTTGCTTTTGCTACTAACTCTGTAGGAACGGCTTATGGTAACGTAGTACAATTCTTTACAAGTGATGCGACATCTGCACCAAGCGTAACTACTGTTTCAAGCACGGATGTTTTAACTTCAAGTGCAGTTTTAAATGGTAGCATAGATGTAGTTGGAAGTCCTAACTACTTTGAAAAAGGATTCTATTGGGTAGAAGGTGGAGGTACACCAACGGCTTCAGATAATATAGAATATGTAGGTGGTACAAATAGCGGCGCTTTTAGTGGTACTATATTAGGATTAAATTATTCTACCTTACACTCGTTTAGAGCATTTGCAACAAATAGTGTAGGGACATCTTTAGGTGCGACTTTACAATTTACTACTGCCGCGCCAAGTTGTAATGGTGGTAATTTAAGTTTTACAAAAGGAACTTTAAGCGGCTATAATATGTCTATACAAACGGGAGTATATCCTTACACGCAATGTGATTCTGCTTATAGTGTAACTTGGAATTTATTTAATAATGACATAGGCGAATGGAGTTCTACAAGCCAAGTAACTGACATAAGTATTTTTGAAGGTGGTACAAATGTGACAAGTGAATTTACAATTACTAAAACATTAAGCGGTGGTGTTATAGGTATTCAATTACAAAGTACAACCCCAACAATATTTGAAAGTTCAAATAGAACATTTATAATGAATGTAAATGCACCTGCAGCGGTAACATATCAAACAGATATTACAGTAACGCAAAGCGTAAGCAATTCAAGTTTGGTTGTAACCAATTCAACAGGTACGGTAGTTGCACCAAACTCTCACACAGTTGTAGCAGGAGAAGGTAAGCCTTACTCATTTACTTACACCTACACGGCAGATAGTGGTTATTCATTTACAGGAATAGGCAACATTCAAAATGTACTAGGTAATAATGTTAATGTTGTAATTGATTCTTACACGGCTTCAACTATAACTGTAATAATAAGCGGAGTAATTGGTTCAAGCGACCAAACGGCTACGGCATCTTGGAATGGTAACGCAATAGCACAAGCTGCAACAAGTGCAACGCTACAATATAGAATAGGTACAAGCGGAGACTTTTTTGACATACCCGTAGGCGGTATTGAAGTAGACAGCCAACAAACTATTCAAATAGAAGTAGTAGCAGATGGTGGTTATTATGTAGGACTTAGCAACAACAATGCAATAGCAAGTGTTACACCAATAAATGTTTACGGAGGCGGTACACAAATACACACTTTAACTTCACAAACTTTTACAGGAGGAGAAGGTTTATTAAAAACAAGTTTTAGAGTTTATCCAACGGCTTCTGTAAGTTCAATAGCTTCGGCAGTATTATTTTATCAGGGTTCACAATAAATTATGCTAGAAAGTATTTTTAACATATTAGGAAGAGTAAAAGGAGAGACTGAAAATATCAGGATTGCTCAGGGAAAATACTATTTACCTAAAAACATAAAGGGAGCATTTAATCAAATAAAAACAGAAATAAGATGGCGGAAACAAGAGTAGTTACATTACTTGTCGAAACAGATAAAGCACAACAGAATGTAGAGGCTTTAAATAAAGATCTAGCACAAACTAATGATAGATTAGAGGATGTATCTGAGGGATCTAAAAAGGTAGAGGATAATTTTGATGAACTTACCTCAGCTGCAGATAAGCTAACAGGGGGTGCTATCTCAGGTTTTAAAGGAATGATTACCTCTATTAAAGGTGCGGTTACAGGTCTTAAAACTATGAAAGGTGCATTAATTGCCACAGGTATTGGTGCTTTTGTTGTGGTAGTTGGATCATTAATTTCTGCTTTTACATCAACAGAGGAGGGTTCTAATAAACTTAATAAGATATTAGGACAGATTGGAGTTGTATTTGGAAACTTAAAAGATCTAGCAGCAGAATTTGGAAATGGATTGCTCTCATTGGGTGATGCTATTACTAAAGTATTTGCAGGAGATTTTAAAGGTGCTATTGATTCAGTTGGTGAGGCTTTCTCAGGATTCACAGAAAAAGCTAAAAATTTCAATAAAGAGACAAGAGAGGAATTAAAGATAGCTGCAGAGATTTCAAATATGTTAGCAGATGCTGCTAAGATGGAGAGACAACTTAAAGTAGAGAGAGCGCAGGCAGATCAAGATAGAGCAAGATTATTAGAACAAGCCGTAAATAAGGAGAAATTTACCGCAGAGGAGAGAATTGGATTCTTACAACAAGCATCAAAAATTGAAGAGGACATTACTAATAAAGAGATAGAATTAGCACAAAAGAAACTCGATGCTCAGATATTACAAAACTCATTAAGTGGATCTACTCAGGAGGATCTTGAAGCAGAAGCAGAATTACAAGCTAATGTTATTGCACTAGAGACTGCTAGATTATCAAAACAAAGAGAGGTTACAAGTCAGATCTTAGGATTATACAATGAGGAGATGGCTTTGAGAAAAACAAGAGATGCTGAGGCAAATGCTTTTGCTAAACAATTAGAGACAGACGAGGCTAATAGAAAAAAAGCACAAAAAGATGCTAAGATAAAAGAAGACGAGGATAATAAAGCCAAAGCTGACAAGGATATGAAAGATGGATTAGCTAGGTTACAATATGAAGCAAATCAAAAAGTGGCTATCGCTCAGTTTGTAGCAGATGCAGAGGCTTCTATTAGAGATGCTAATTTAAACAATGCAGCAGCAGGTTTTGCTTTATTAGGACAGTTAGCAGGTAAAAATAAGGCTTTACAAGCAGCAGCTTTATTAGGAGAGAGTGCTATTGGAGTTGCTAAAATTATTATTAATACTAAGGCAGCAAATGCGGCAGCAGCATTAAAATATGCTTTAATACCTGGAGGTATCGCATTAGCAAAAGCAGAACAAACTGCAAATAATATAAGTGCAGGAATTGGAATAGCAGCTAACGTAGCGGCAACTGCAAAAGGATTAAGTGCATTAAAAACAGGTGGATCTCCTCAGGGTGCAACAGTAGGTGGAACTATTACAGGCGGTAGAGGAGTAGCAGAACCACAAGCACCAAGTTTTAATATAGTAGGAGCAGGAGGTACTAATCAATTAGCAGAGACAATAGCAAGTAAGAATAATCAGCCTGTAAAAGCATACGTTGTTTCTAGTGATGTTACTACTGCTCAAAGTCTAGAGAGAAATATTGTATCGAGTGCTTCAATTTAAAATACAAAATTTAAAGTTTTATACGTTATATTAATATGAGCAATTTTAAGATTATAGAACTCATTTTAGATGAGGATCAGGAAATGACAGGAGTTGAGGCTATCTCAGTAGTGGAAAACCCTGCAATAGAGGAGGATTTTGTCGCTTTAAAGAGTGAAGAGATCAAACTCGCTGAAGTTAATAAAGAGAAACGTATTTTAATGGGTGCTTTATTAATACCTAACAAGCCTATATATCGCAGATCAGGTGAGGATGAGTATTATATATATTTCTCTAAAGAAACTGTCGCAAAAGCGTCTCAAATGTACCTAGTGAATGGGAATCAGAACAATTCTACTATGGAACATCAATACGATCTGAAAGGATTGTCACTTGTCGAGAGTTGGTTAGTAGAGGATGAGGTACACGATAAGAGTAGAAAGTATGGAATGAATGTACCCTTAGGTACTTGGATGGGAGCAGTAAAAGTGAATAACGAGGAAGTCTGGAATGATTATGTAAAAACAGGAAAGGTCAAAGGATTTTCTATCGAGGGTTACTTTGCTGATAAAATGGAAAGACCTAAGGAATCGGTTGCAATGTCTCAGGAAGAGCAAGAGGCTAAATTAATTATAGACAAATTAAAAGACCTTTTTAGTGAGGTTGAATTAGAATCCTACTCTGACTATCCTGAGGGTGCTAAGAATAATGCGCAGAGAGCATTGGATTGGGTAGAAAAAAATGGATGGGGAACTTGTGGAGAGGCTACAGGAAAGGCTAGAGCAAATCAATTAGCAAAAGGAGAACCTATCAGTAGAGACACGATTGCAAGGATGGCAAGTTTTAAGAGACACCAACAACATAAAGATGTTCCTTACTCAGAGGGTTGTGGTGGTTTAATGTGGGATGCTTGGGGAGGATCTGCAGGAGTTAATTGGGCAATAGGTAAATTAAAAGAGATAGACCTAGAACTTAAGGAGCCTTGTTGGGATGGATACGAGCAGATTGGATGGAAAGAAAAAAATGGTAAAAGAGTGCCTAATTGTGTACCTGAGAAATAATGAGAAATACATCATATAAAGTACAGGTAGATGTAGATACTGATCAGATCAGAAATAGCTACAAGATTGAAGAGGGAGCGTTCGTAACTACTGAATCAGGAGTATGGACTGTGTACAATGGAGAGTGGATTAAATTACATCCTCAGTCAGGAGCAGGATCAGGATTAGGATGGACTAGATATGATGATGGTGCTTTCACAGAGGCTAGCAAATTGACTTTAGCGGCTGATATATCTATTGAGATGCCAAACAATGCTGCAAGTGTTTATAGAAGTTACGAGGGAATAGATTATTACAATGGATCTACTAGGAAAGTATTAGCAGACAATCTAAATGATGTTTATTTAATGACTATTGTTTTTAAGTGTTCAGCACCTAACGCTAATCAGACATATTTGAGGTTACAGTTAGATGCTACAAATGGAACTCCATATGAGAGAGTAGGAGTAGATATACCATTTCCAAAAGGTAATGACGTAGCACACGAGTTCCACCAAGTATTCCAATACTATGCAGATCAAAACTTTGTAGATAATGGATCTAATTGGAAAATTGTAGCAACAGGCGGTGCTGCTCAGATATGGGATATAGTTTACTTTATACAAAAAACACAGAGTTATGCTTAAAGATGACAAGACACCGAGTTACACAAGTCCTAAAGGAAGTTCTAGAGCGTGTTACTGTAAAGAGACCAATACTTACTCTAGAGATTGTTGCGATGGATCACTATGGGCTCAGGGAATTGGTAGTATTTACAGAAAAAGTTAATACGAAAATGCAAAATAATAATTATTAACCGTTATATAAATATGAAAAATCCATTAGAAATGCTAAAAGAAATCAAAAGCGTACTAGGGATTGAGTTATCTGAGGATGTACAAGAAACTGTACAAGAAATCAAATTGGCTCAAATGACCCTAGAGAATGGTACTATTATCGAAGCAGAAGAGTTTACTCCTGAAGCTGAAGTATTTATCGTAACAGAAGAGGACAGAATTGCCTTACCTGTTGGTGAATATTCTTTAGAGGATGGAATGATCTTAGTTGTGGAAGCTGAGGGTATCATTAAAGAGATCAAAGAAATGGATGCACCTATGGAAGAGGAAGCATCTAACGAAGAGGTAGAAGTTGAAGCGGAAGCTGAGGTATCTCAACCTAAAAAAGTAATCGAATCAGTAAGCAAGGAAACTTTCTTTAGCGAAATTGAGAAATTACAGAATGAGATTGCCGAGTTAAAAACTCAATTATCTACTCAGAAAGAAGTTGAGGAACAAGTAAAAGAGGAATTATCTTCTCAGCCTGCTGCTCAACCTTTAAAGCATAGTCCTGAAGCAGGAAGTGAGACCAAGAAAATGGTATTAGGAAAAAACAGACCAATGTCTACAAGAGACACAGTATTCGCAAGAATTGCAAACATTAAAAAATAAATAAAAAAACATTTAAAAAATGGCTACAACTACTGACATTACAACTACATATGCTGGTGAATTTTCGAGAGAATATATCGCTGCAGCATTATTATCAGGTGCTACCCTAAACAATGGAGGTATCACTATTAAACCAAACGTTAAGTACAAAGAGGTTATCAAAAAGATGGCTACTGATGCTAACGTAATCAAAGACGGATCTTGTGATTTCACAGATACTGCTGAAGTAACATTAACTGAGAGAATCTTACAACCAGAGGAGTTCCAAGTGAACCTTGAATTATGTAAAAAAGACTTCAGATCAGATTGGGAAGCCGTACAAATGGGTGTATCTGCATTTGATTCTTTACCTCCTGCTTTCTCTGATTTCTTAGTTGCACACGTTGCAGGATTAGTTGCTGAGAAAACTGAAAACAACATTTGGAAAGGTGTTAATGCTAATGCAGGTGAATTTGATGGATTAGTTACTAAAATGACTGCTGATGCTACTGTAATTGATGTTGTTGGAACAACAGTTAACGCTACTAACGTAATCGCTGAGATGGGCAAAGTAGTAGATGCTATTCCATCTGCATTATACGGAAAAGAAGATCTTTACTTATATGTATCTCAAAACGTAGCTAGAGCCTATGTAAGAGCATTAGGAGGATTCGCTGCTGCAGGATTAGGTGCAAATGGTGTAAACAACGAAGGAACTCAATGGTGGAACAACGGAGCATTATCTTTTGATGGTGTAAAAATCTTTGTTGCAAATGGATTAGCTGACAATTATATGGTAGCTGCTGAGAAATCTAACTTATTTTTCGGAACAGGATTACTTTCTGACCACAACGAGGTTAAAGTCCTAGATATGGGAGACCTTGACGGATCTCAAAATGTTCGTGTGATAATGCGCTTTACAAGTGGAGTTGAGTACGGAATCGGAAGCGATATCGTTCTTTACACACCTGCATAATCTAAAATAAACAAACTAAAGGGGTAGGTAAGTCCATATAAGACCTGCCTGCCCTTTTTTTATTAATCTAAAAAAACCTTAAATATATGGCTTGTTCAATAGCAAAAGGGAGAGTATTGCCTTGTAAGAGTGCAGTAGGTGGACTTAAAAACATCTACTTCTCAAATTACGATGCAGATATTGCTGCCTTATCACCGAGTGCAGGGGTTATTACCTTTGACGATACAGAGACATTCTACAAATATGAAATTAAAGGAAATTCTAGTTTAGAGACTGCTATCAACTCATCTCGTGAGAATGGTACTACTTTCTACGAATCTACTTTAAATGCAACATTCACTTTCTTAGATAGTGCAACTCAGGAAGAGATTAAATTATTAGCTGCAGGGAGACCTCAGGTAGTGATTGAAGATAACAATGGAAACTTTTTCTTAGTAGGTAAAGACCACGGAGCAGAAGTTTCAGGAGGTACAATAGTAACCGGTGCTGCAATGGGAGATCTTTCGGGATTTACATTGACATTAACTGCTCAGGAGACTGCACCGCCTTTCTTTTGTGATGCTCCTACTACAGGTGGAACTGACATTGATCCTACTGCTTAATTAGGATAATATCGTTCTATAAAATAGACCCTACCATAATCGGTGGGGTTTTTTTTTGTTTTAAGTACAAAAATGGGAATTTATTACGTTATATATATATGAAACACTTAACTACAAGTACAGATCCTCAGACAATACTAATGATACCAAGATCCTATGGATTAGACGGTACATTAATTTTGAGAGATGACAGTACAAATACAGAGACAAGTAATGTAGTTTCTTTGGGCAAGACAGGTGAATATATGAGCCTAGAGCATAGTTTCTCTTTAACAGAGGGTAGATATTATGATTTCAGGATAGAAATATCAGGAGAGATCGTATATAGAGATAAAATATTTTGCACAGATCAGGATATTGACCAAGAAACAAACGAATATTACTCTGTTAATGAAGGTGAATATACCACAGAGAACAGTTTTGATAATGACTACATAATATTATGAAAAAGAAACCTATTATAAAAAACTCTAGTGATGTTAGGGTGGTAAATTTAAGCACTTATACATCTCCTAAAGTATCAGAGGTTCGAGGTAAAGATTACGTTTCCTATGGAGCAGATAATAATTACTACCAATATCTGATAGATAGATACAATGGAAGTCCTACAAACAATGCTATTGTGAATGGAATTTCAGAAATGATCTTTGGAAAAGGATTAGATGCTACGGATTCTAACAGAAAGCCTGATCAGTATGCACAAATGATGACCTTATTCACTAAGGATTGTGTCAGAAAATTAGTATATGATCTTAAATTAATGGGAGGATGTGCAATGCAAGTGATTTATTCTAAGGATAGGTCTAAGATTGTACAAGTAGAGCACTTTCCTGTGGAGACTTTAAGAGCAGAAAAATGCAATGAAGAGGGAGATATTGAGGGATATTACTATTTTAAAGATTGGACAAAGATAAAACCCTCAGATGAGCCTAAAAGAATACCTGCATTTGGATATTCTAAAGAGGCTATAGAGATATTATTCGTAAAACCTTACAGAGCAGGATTCTATTACTATTCTCCTGTGGATTATCAGGGAGGATTACAGTATGCTGAATTAGAGGAAGAGATCTCAAATTATCACCTTAATAATATTATGAATGGTCTAGCACCATCGATGCTAATAAACTTCAACAATGGGGTTCCTAATGAGGAAGAGAGACAGTTAATAGAAAACAAGATACATCAGAAGTTTGCAGGATCTAGTAATTCAGGGAAGTTTATACTTTCTTTTAATGATAACACAGAAACTGCTGCAAGTATTGAGCCTGTACAATTATCAGATGCTCACCAACAATATCAGTTTTTATCTGATGAGAGTAGTAAGAAAATAATGGTATCTCATAGAGTTGTTTCTCCTATGTTATTAGGAATAAAAGATAACTCAGGACTAGGAAATAATGCAGATGAGATAAAGACGGCTTCCACTTTAATGGATAACACTGTTATTAGACCATTTCAGACACTTTTAATAGATGCCTTTGATCAAGTACTTGCTTACAATAAAATCGCTTTAAATCTATATTTTAAGACCTTACAACCTTTAGAGTTTACAGAGTTAGATAATGTGATCGATAAAGATACGAGAGAAGAGGAGACAGGTGTTAAAATGTCAAGTGATAAACCTAAGGTAGATGCTGAGTTAGCAGATTTTATGGCTGACTTTGGAGAGGATGAGAATCTAGATGAATGGGAGTTAGTAGATGAGAGACCGGTAGATTATGATCAGGAGGAGGCTTTAGATAAAATGCTAGGATTGGCAAGTACAGGATCAGCAAGACCTAATGCTAAGAGTGAGCAAGATGGAGAAGCAGGAGATCTTAGATTTAAAGTAAGATACCAATACGCACCTTTACAAGAAACAGTTAAAAATGGAGAGAACGTATCGAGAGATTTTTGCAAAAAAATGGTTGCAGCTAAAAAGATTTATAGGAAAGAGGATATTCAACAGATGTCTCAAAAGGCAGTAAATGCAGGCTGGGGACCTAATGGTGCTGATACATATGATTTATGGCTTTACAAAGGAGGAGGATCTTGCCACCATTTTTGGATGAGAAAAACGTATATGGCTAAGGGTGTTAATCCTGATACAACAAACCCTAGAGCAGAGGTGAGTGTAAACCAAGCAAGAAGAGAGGGATTTACTCCTGAAACAAATGATCCTTTAGTAGCTAAAAGACCTACTGATATGCCAAACGAGGGATTTTTAAAACCAAGAGGATAGATGGCAACAGCATTATTTATATCGAGAACAGACTTAGTCAAAAACAGCATACTAGATGGTAATGTAGATACTGATAAATTTATACAGTTTATTAAGATCGCTCAGGAGATACATATAAAAAACTATCTAGGAACTGATTTATATAATAAGATTTCTGCAGATATTATCGCAGGGACTTTATCAGGAGATTATTTGTCACTAGTTAATAGTTACGTTCAGCCTATGCTTATTCATTTCGCTATGGTGGACTATTTGCCGTTTGCAGCGTATTCTATTAAGAACGGAGGAATATATAAGCATACAAGTGAGAACTCAGAAACTGCTACAAAGGAAGAGGTGGATTACTTAGTAGGAAGAGAGAGAGACATTGCGGAGTATTATACAAGGAGATTTATAGATCATATGAGTTTTAACCAATCTAAATTCCCTGAGTACACTAGCAATACGAATGATGATATTCACCCAGATCACGACGCAACATTTCAGGGATGGGTACTGTAAAGTATAAACCAAAAGAGGTGAACCTCAAAAAACTTAAAAAATACCTAGAAAAGCAAAAAGATGTTAAAAAACCTTTTAAACTTAGTTCTTAATTTTTTTGGTGTTAAAAGCACCGAATATGTACAAGAGACTTGGTGGGGGAATGTAAACGAAGCAAATGGTTGGGGTATAGCATATCCTTTTGACATAGATGGTAGCTGGCTAAGAGTAGATACAACAATGGAAACATCAGATGTTACTTATATAACCGCAGATAAAACAATATATTAAAAAATGGCTCAACAAACAATAAACATAGGTGCAAGTGCAAACGATGGCACAGGTGACCCGTTAAGAATCGCATTTGATAAAGTAAACAGTAACTTTACAGAACTTTACAACGATGAAAGTCAAGGCGAGGTCAATTCTATTATAGCAGGGGATGGTATAAGCGTAGACACCGCAACGGGGAATGTTACAATTACCAACACAATAACCAACAACAACCAATTAATAAACGGTGCAGGTTATGTAGACGGAAGCGGTACTGCAAATAAATTACCTAAGTTTACAGACTCAGACACAATAGGAAATAGTATTGTTACTGATAATGGTACAGGTGTTGGTATTAATAATTCTAATCCTACTGAAATATTAGAAGTTTACAAAGCTGCTGATAATAGTAGATTAAAAATACAAAACAATGCTTTCGCCTCTTGGGTTGGTAATGATGCTACAGGTTTTGCTATTGAAACAAACTTATTTAAACCTATTACATTTAAGCCTGCAGGTGTTACTGCTATGACACTTGATTCAAGTGGTAATGTAGGTATTGGTACGAGTAGTCCCACCTCTGCTTTAGATGTAAACGGTACAATTAATGCAAGTTCATTAACTATTGACGGAGCAAGTAATAGATATATTTTTATAACGTCATCAGACGGTCTTGGAGAATGCGAATTAAGATTAGGAGACGAAGCAGATAACGATGCAGGTTCTATTGCTTACAATAATGCTGACAATTCTATGCAGCTTAGAACTAATGGCTCAGAACGTATGCGTATTACGTCAAGTGGTGGGGTAGGAATAGGTACAAGTAGTCCTGCTACTAAATTAGAGGTAAATGGAGACATAGGTATAGGTAGAATATCTGGAGGTTATACATTTAGAGAAACTGTAGGTGGTGGATTAAGAGCCTCTATAAAATCAAATTCATCAAATGAATTGATATTTAGTGTAGACGCAGATATAGAAGCTATGCGTATTAAAACAGGTAACGTAGGTATAGGCACTACAAATCCTGCAAGAATTGTTCATATAGCAGACCCTTCAGTAGCCGCTATACAATTAGAGAATACTTCAGAAGCTGATTCATTTATTGACTTTATGAATCCTTCAAGAACCTTTAGAGTTGGATATGACGATTCAACAGACTTATTTAAAGTAGCAGTAACAAACTTTAATGATAATTCATTAGTTGTTAATTCAAGTGGTAATGTAGGTATAGGTACTAATAATCCTACTACACCTATTGACGTTTCTTCAGTAGCAAGCACAATAGCTTCTTTTAGGGCAACAGGAGGAGCTTCAAACAATATAAGATTAGAAATAGGAAGTGGAGGAGATAGAGTAATATTTAAATCTTTTCAAGACACTACTAATGTAGAAAAAGCCATAGCATTTCAGACAGGGAACAATGAACGTATGCGTATTGATTCAAGTGGGCGTGTGGCAATTGGAACTCAAACTATTAGTTCTACTGCATTTTTAACGGTAGCAGGTGCAAGCACAAACACA